ATAATCTGTTTATTCATCAATAGTTACTTTATCTAATCTTACTCGTATTATGTCTTCCAATAATTTAGAAGATTTTTCGGCAATCAATCCATCTAATATAGCTTACACATGTAAATGTGGATATACTTAAAAAACTTAATTTTTCTTAGTAAAATATTATTTTTATGTTAAAGTTTTAAGTAAATCTCTACCCATGAAAACACCATGATCTCTCAATACTAACTTACTGCAAAAATCAAAATTCCAGCTTTCTGTAATTGGTGCTTCTGTTATGCATTAACCTAACCCTCTAATCTTAGTATCAGGATTTGATAAATTCAATTTAACTTACTATATTCTTGTTAATTGGTCATTTTAATTGTTACCCATGGTGATACCGTCATCACCTGCTGCAGCTACAAAAAAATCGTCCGAAACCCATGCATCTATACCTGTTGCTACATATATGTCATAATATGAATAAGTTAACTTACGGAATGTGTTCATTAATGTAGTCTAAGGCACACCACTGAAAGTAGTTCCTCTAATCCAGTATGGTAAATATTTGTCATAGTTATCTTCTGCTGGTCCATGTGCTTATTTCCAATCACGATTCCACCATCTTATAGTTATATCGTCCCATACCTCACCGTCATTAGGCATCTTTACAAAAACTAAATTCTTATCAGGGCATAGAAGATCAACTAATTTACTTAAAGGCATATTGATCCATAAATTTTAAAACATAGCGTTATCTATATTATTTAATTTGAACCATTTCAATAATATCAACATAATAGGTTTATCAACAATTTATTATAAATCATAAAATTGAGTTGCTTCAAAAGATGATCCATCGTCACTTATAACGCTATCATATTTATCTATGTTATCTTTAAACAAATCTTTGAGATCTTATGGTAAATATCCCTAAATAAAACCTGGTAGAATTCTCTTAATCGGTTCCCAAAACTCTGATTATATAGCAGTAAAAATTCCACACCCTTGTGGAGCTGGTACTTTAATGTCTCTTGGTTTCTTGTCTACCACAACTTTAGGTAAATCTAAATCTTCTATAGGTATCAAAAATTCTTCACCACTTTTAAGCATAGATTTATAAGAAAATTAAAAATCTGTCATATTTCCTTTTAATTATTATAATATTGTACGTTGATATTTCTATTTCTTCTCAAAAGGAAAATCTTCTTTTTAGTCTATCCACTATATAGGATCAAAATGGTCAGTTAGTTAATCATTCAATTGTTTTTCAAACCACGCTAAAAATCTTTATACCATGTTCTTATAAGATTATAAATGAATTTAACTAAATTATTGTTAGCTTTTGAAACATCTACCATATAAAGCAAAAATTTGATTATGTATTGAAGTGCTTGCAAATTCTACTGTAGCTAATTATTCTTCTTGAGTCATACGTAAATGTCTTATACCTGTAGGTAATACCAATGTAGTTTGTTTTATTATCTCAGCGTTGTGGTATTGTTTAATACATTATTAATAATTATAATTGTATTAATCATCTTAACCTGCTACTTTTATTAATGGATTTATTTAAGATGCGTTCAATATAACTGTATCAGGAAAGTCTTTAGTTACATAGCAAGTACTATTATTCTATTATTGATTAGCGTTGATTTTACGATATTTGATTTCTTTAGGTTTGCTAGTGTGAGGTAAGGTATTATAATCTAAATCTTATGGTTGTAAACCAAATGCATTATTAAAATCTCTAAAAGTCTAAGGTGATATATATCCAAGCATTATTTAATCGGTTACATCTTTATTAATTCCACCTATCATAGTCTTTTTAGAACGTTTGTCATAAGGTACTTAATCGTGAATTACAGCTTAAGGATTAGTTCTAGTAGGTGTCTTAGTTTGTCCTGCTTTTGGTAAGTGTATATATGCACTTTAATCGTATACATATTTAATTTCTCCAAAAATGAAACGCATTATCCAACTATGATATATGTAAAGTATTATTTTTTAAAAAATAGTTTTGTCATTATTTTGATACAAAAGTGCTTCTTAACTATTATATTAAACTTCTACTGTTTTTTGGAATTATTGTTTCTCCCATCTTGCTTGTTATTATTTTATAGTATCATAGTTAGAAGGTAAAGTAGAATAATATTGATGAAAGTAATGTTATTGCACGTTACACCCTACGTCAATTACATTAGGTGTGTATATATCATATCTTTAATCTGGTTACATTACTTGTACTTTTTATATGAAACTAATCCAACCAAAATCTATTTCACAATCTGTTTAATCAATAAAAGTATAAGGATGTGTATATTTTTTGGTAGTACTTTAAGGCATCATAGTAATTTAACCCCTTTTAGTCTCTTAGTTTGCATCAATTTGAAAATATCCGTCAGAAAAAGGTAAGAGATATTTCCCTGTATATGGAGTGTAATTCATACCACTCAACAACAAAGTGTGTTTGAAAGGTAAGCTAAAAGTGTTATCAAAGTAATAATGGCAATCATTCATAATCACATAATATTTCACATTCTCTATGAAACCAAAAAGTTTTTATACTTAAATTTAAACTAATTCCCAATCTACATCTTGGATATATTTTTATTGAACTGGCAATTAATAAACAGTATTCTTACCGTCTTTTTATCTTGTTTACTTACCCCAGACAAAATTGTTATAAGAACTGAAATTCTATTCGTGGTAGGCTTAGTCATAATCTAGTTCATTTGGTCTAACTGGCAAATATGCACAAAAATGATTTGGCTAGATGTCTTTGTTAATGTAAATTTAATTCAAAATAGATAACATTGATCTATATTTTGCTCCTACATCAACAATAACCATTGGTTCATGAGCTTTCGATATGTATTATAAAGTTTTAGAAAACATTGAGTCTGAACAGAAACGAATGCATGAATGTCCACCTCCTGTAGTTGTACTATTATTTAGCGATTTTGCATGAACATACAATCCAGCTTTTGATATAGCTTGAAGACATTATTTTGTAACTCCAGGCTAAGGATTTGCTGTTATACCATAACCATCTACATATTACCAGTGACGTATTTTATCTTTATTTAATAATTAAACTGGTATAACGTAATGCGAGTAAATCTATGCTAGACTGGCAGGTTGTATACCTAATAAAGCTGGTTAAGAAATATCTACTACAGGTATATGTAGAGTTGAATCACGTAAAGTCCTCATCAATTAATCCCACTAACTAATAAAATAATATTTGCATTAACAATATACAAGTTTGCAAAATTTATATGTTATTTCAATAGTTGATAACAAAATTTTCATCAAAATCTATATGGTAATTTCGATTAAAGTGAAATACGCGTCAAAATAGCTAACAAAATTAGTAACAATAACAGTTAAAAACCATAAATTTAATAAGCTACTAGATTTCAAAAGTAAGGATTTGTTAGTTTCGCAAATACTTAATGCTCCTATCAATGTTGCTTTAGTGTTAGAATCTTCATATATGTCAATGTTTTAATTTTATTATGATGTATTATTTTATTGTTTTGTGTCTTCGTCATCACTAACTGGTAATAATTAATCTTCGTCTAATTAACTCGAACTTAAGGTTACTATATTCTTAGTAAATTTATTCCACCTATTAGAATATTTATCTTGAGGCTAAGTTGAAATATAATCTTAATCCATTTTATATATAGTGTCGAGATCTTAAGGTAATTGAGAAGCCAACAGTAATATATCTCCAGAGTCTACCTATTACTTTAACATAGCTTGTTATTCAGTTAATAATAATTGAGTACGTTTATCAAATGGATTCATTGGCTCTTCGAAATTCTAGAGTTCATCAGATACTAAACTTGTATTGTTAGTGTATATATTGAAAGATAAATCAATATTCTAATCTTATTATTATATGTAATCATAAGAAAGGCATAAATCAATTAGTTATGAGTCATCTTATTGCATACAATCATCTATAACTTTATCATGTATCATTTTCATATTTTACTTAGCTATATCTTTTATCATACGTAATTCGGCAACTTATTGATCTACTTATTTTTTCAGAAGTAGTTTTTATTATTTCTTTTCTTTGTTATCTTACAATATCCTTTCTTTATTCTTTTGCTTAACTAATTATTTCTATTTCTTAGTGGTCCAAACTCCGACCATTAAGTTTTAAAGAGATATCTTAGAATTCTTTGTTTTTTCACCTGGAGTAACGTTAGATACATACCTTGTAGGCAAATTAATAGTTTTAGGAGGCATCTACAATACTAACTCACTTTTTCTATTTAATATAACACATATAGCTGAAAAAACTATTTAAGAAAAATCGTTTGTAAAATCAATATATTAATATATATAGGATTTGTGCAAAGAAAGTTATCCTAAAATAAAAATACTTGATGATTCAAAAGATTCAGTTAATAATCCATTTTAGAACCTTTCAGAATATAGTTTATAAGCAAGTCTAAGCATGTGAAAGAAATCTTTTCTTGTACCGGAGAATATTTGATCTTTAGCTTTTCTAGTATATTATTTAGGTTTTTCTGTCTTAACACATGCGTTAGTGTTAACTGCATGAGCTTCTATGATATTTTCTTCAACAGTTTAACATTCCATTTCCATCAATTTAACGTATGGTTTCCCAGCTGCCTTGTATGCTAACATGTGCATATAAGACTCATCTACAGCTGATCCACTAATCATAATTATACAGTCCCTCGTAAACTTCTTATGATTATTAAAACCTTCGTCAAATTATTTTTTGGTTAAGATAGGTATCGATTCTTTAATACCATATGAGTCTCTAAAATTTTAAAAATTACTCATAGAGATTAAACCTTCTTCATTATGCATGCTGTATAAACCTGTTTTAAAATCATGTATCTTTGGATCCTTTTTATTCAATAATTAGATGACGGATTTATATGCGCAGTATAAGTTGTCAACTGCGTAGACCGCACCAAATCTATGATCACCAATCACCAAAGGTTGGTTGATTAATGTTTCATAGTCACGATAGTTTTCACTCGAAATAGGATCTCTCTCGATTTGAATCTTCGTGATAACATTTTACCAGAATTTTTCACAAATAGTTTGTGGTTGCATATTTTGGTAAAAAATGAATTTAAAATTAAT